CAATACAGCCTTACTTTAAGGCTAGTTCAGGAGATAACCAATATTTCAATGAGGCTGGTTATAGAGCCACTATGATTGTAATGGAGATAGGAGCATGAGTTTACGAGGTGATGCAATTTTCAATACCCATACTTCTGTTGTTACGGTGCGTGATAATAAAGGATATGATTCTAGTGATAACGAAGTTTCATTAAATGAATCTGCTATCGCAACTGAAACGGCAAGATTACAAGCAGAGTATGACTCACAAGAATACGCCCGTAACAGGGCGGCAGCATACGCATCCACTGGCGACCAACTAGATATGCAATACTGGGATAGCGTCAACGATACAACGACATGGAAAGATCACATAGCATCAGTTAAGGCACAATTTCCAAAGGTATAAATTATGACAGTAGAAAGTGCATCATACATCAGCGGGTTAGTCCCGGCCTACCCCCCTGGCTCAGATTCTATCTCAGAGGGAGATGACCATCTTAGACTTATAAAGACAGTATTGCAGGGAACATTCCCCAATGCCAATGCTGCCATAAATGGGATTCATACGGGAACTTCTGCCCCAACCTCTACTTCAGCAGGCCAACTTTGGTTTGATACTAACTTAGATGTATTAAAGATACGGAACGAGGCTGACGGTGCTTGGGTAACTCTAGGGGCTTCCCCAGTAACGGACTTTAAGATTATGGGGTCTAATACGGTGGGTTGGATTCCTCCCACAACAGACGGCAGCGCCGACCAATATCTCAAAACAGACGGTAGTGGCAACCTAGATTGGGCTACCCCGGCTGGCACTCCTTCTGGAGTTATACCCTCTGGCGGTATTATCATGTGGTCAGGAGCTGTAAGCGCAATACCTGCTGGGTGGGTAATATGTGACGGAAACAATAGTACGCCTGACCTAACAGGCAAGTTCGTGATCCATGCAGATGCGGATTCTGGTGGAACCTATGATGTTGGTGATAACGCTGCATTAGGGGCTACTGGATCGCATACGCTAACAACTGCTGAGATGCCAGCACATACTCATAGCTTTACGGGTAGGGGCTTTACCGCTAATAATGGGACAGGGGTATCCAATGATTACGGAGATTTTGCAGCAGGAACAACTACTGTAAGTTCAACTGGTGGTGGGACAGGACACTCTCATACTGGTAGTTTACCTCCGTATTACGCACTAGCTTACATAATGAAGACCTAAGAGGATACTATGAGTAGAATATCTATTATACCGGATGACGGCTCTATGATTGTTGATGGGGTTGCAGGATTTTTTTCTTATGATATTGGATCAGATATAAATGCTGTCCAATGGTATGGGGAGAATGGGACTGTTGAATACAGGGAAGTTGTCGGCGGTCAATCTATACCAACGAGAATAGACAATATAACCAGTTTCTCTCCATATGAGTATCTAGTACCACAATGGGAGCAGGCTGTGTTGGATGCTAAGGTAGCAGCTTGCGAGAATAACGTGGGCTATCATTGGGATGCAGCCTCTGCAACTTGTGTAAGAGATAGCTAAATGCCCTTAGTTCCAATCAATGACCTTGGAAGCGTAGGAATAATAAAAGATATACCCCCGTATAATCTTCCTGAAAGTGCTTGGTCTAATGGGAGCAATATAAGGTTTCTTAACAATGGCGTAAAGAAATGCCGTGGTTATACTGAGGTCATGGCAACCTGTCCATTCGATCCTTATTACATACTCCCCTACGAGGATGCTGGTGGAACATACTATTGGCTTGCCTTTGGGGAGGATGATATAGCCGTATGGGATAATACTAACTGGACTGACATAACCAGACAAACAACCCTAACCCTAAACGGGGCTGTATCAGCAGGTGCCGCCACTATAACTGTAGACACAGGGGCAGCCTTGACAGCTTTATCAGCTACAGGAAGCCTCAAGATTGGCACGGATATAACGGCTGATGCAAGTACCAATAGGTATGAAACCTTTAACTACTCTGGTAGGAATACATCGACCGGAGTTATAACCCTAACCTCCCCAGCAGTTACTCTATACGACCATCCAGACGAGGCTGTCGTTACCCCTACATTAACAACGACCACTACAGACCAAGATTACGATGCGAATACGACATCGAGAAAGTGGACTGCGACCAAACATAATGGGATAGTTGTCGCCACCAATGGGTATGACACTCCTCAGATGTGGCCCCTTAGCAGCGGTATACCAAATAAAACTCATCCAATGATGGAGCTAAGTAACTGGCCCTCCACCCTAGAGAAGTGTAGTGTTATAAGGTCATTCAGAACCTTTCTAGTTGGGTTAAATTGGGATAGAACTAATCCAGAGCCTAGACTTGTAAAGTGGTCTACGGAGTCATCATTCTACGTTGCTCCCTCTACATGGGATGAAACAGATGCAACCCTCGATGCTGGTGAATATGAATTAGCAGATACGCCAGGAGAGATAGTAGATGGGCTTCCTCTAGGGGATTCGTTTATTATATACAAGAACGATAGTATCTACATTATGAACTATGTAGGCACTCCCTACATATTCTCCTTTAAGTTGCTTACGCCAACCATAGGTTGCCTCACAAAGAATGCTGTAGCTGAGTTTGAAGGCGGTCACTTCTTTATGGGGAACTCAGATTTTTACCTGAATGATGGTCAGTCTATAAAACCCTTACTACCAGATAAACTTAGAAGGGCTGTATTTGATGTTATCAATGCTGGTGATACAAGCAACCCAAGCTGGAAGAAGTGCTTTGTTGTTGCGGATCATCTGCACAATGAAATGTTAGCCTGTTATCCATCAGACAACTCTACAGTAGTCAATAAGGCTGTGATATGGAACTGGAGAACGGGCACTTTTTCTTTCAGGGATTTGCCAACTACCTCGCATATAGCCTCTGGAATCATGGCTCTCTTCCCTTCTGGTCAATCATGGAATGCTACTACAGGAGCTTGGGAAGGCGACCCTGCTGCCTGGGGAAGTTCTGCTTATGATACACACTTAGAGAATTTAGTGTTTGCTGATGTAAGTAATAGAAAGTTGTATCGAGATAATAGCGGAAACAAGAATGGGGCTGACAACATGAGTGCTTATATAGAGAGGTCTGGGTATGACCTTGGCGACCCTCAATCAGTTAAGTTTGTAAGTGCTGTATATCCTGAAATGGAAGCCTCTGGAGCCTATCCTATGAAGGTATATGTAGGTTCTCAAATGTCTACGGAGGGTGCTATAGATTGGGGTGATGGCATAGACTTTAACCCGGACACTCAATCAAAAGTTTCATGCAGGGCTACTGGAAAGTATTTTGGCGTTAGGTTTGAGTCCACTACCGATATGGATTGGAAACTACATAGCCTTGCATTTGAAGTACAGGACAGAGGTAAGAGAGGAAAGAGGACTTACTAATGGCTAACGCCCCGTCCAAAAACGTAAAGAGCGTCAACAGATGGTCACCTAATCCAGCCCCTGTTGATCCCGCTCAACTCCCTGATTACCTATTTAATGAGTTAAGTAGGGTTGGGAGTATTATTTTCAACCTAGATACATTCAGACTAGAGCCAACTTATGTCGCACCAGAAAAACCAAGAGCAGGGGATATTAGATACGCCGCAGGATACGGAACCGCAGGCACATGGGGAGCAACGCTTGGGGCAGACGGAATCTACTGGTACAACGGAACAACTTGGGCAGCCATGTAATGTAGCTTTAGTTCCAGCCGATAACGTTTCCTCTGTATGGGAGGAAGTCTATCCATTACTAGAGAAAGCCCAAGTCTACGCTGCCGGAGAACTGGATACGCAAGACTTCTTTGATATGGTAAAGAATGGTGATATGCAGTTATGGATTGCTGAGGATGATGACGGTATATTTGCAATGATGCTTACTGAATTTGTCCGGTATCCAAGAAAGAAGGTTATGAGGATTGTCTCTATTGGGGGCAAAGGGATGAATAGGTGGATGAAATACTTTCCAGCTTTAGAGGCTGCCGCCTTGAGTGTTGGGTGTACTGGATTTGAAATATTTGGAAGAAAAGGTTGGTTAAGAATATTAAAAGATTGGAAGTGTTCTTACCACGTACTAACAAAAGACATAAGGCATAAATTACAATAATGGCTACATTAGCAGATTATCCAGATAATTGGGAAGAGATATTTTTATCTAATCCGAACTTTAGTATGGTTGAATACTCAAGGAAGGTGGATGAATACCAAAGGTTATTGAAAGAAAAGCAGGATTCTGATGACGCTTCTGGTATGAGTGGCGGTGCTGAGGGTGCAGGAATTAGAAGCGATCAAATCTATGATAGTTCTGGCAACCCTGTAGGTTGGGGTGGTGGCGCTTTTTCTCCAACCGAGATGTCTACTGGTGAGCCTGAAGAGGTTGAAAAAAGATACGACCAATGGGGTAATGAGGTTGATATGGGGAATCGCAAGTGGGGGATAGCATTCAACAAGGCATTGCCAAATGTTGTAAAGGTTATACCAGGGTATCCTGTTGTGCAGGCTATAAATGATGCTATAAATAAAAACAAGCAACAAACAACAGCATCTACCTCAACAGATACTACTGATACAACAACCAGCAATGTTATACCACAACTTTTATCAAAGGTTGCCCCTACCTTTCAAAATTTTCTAGGAAACACGATGCCGCAGAATACTGGGGTAA